TCAGTAACGACCGCGCCTTCCGGTAATTTCATACCGGCAAATACCGGACAGCCCGGGGATCGTTATCTGCAGCTGGTTAGCCAGGGAGTTAATCTCAGCGACCAACACTGGCTTCGTATAGCGCCATGCCGCCAGCCCTTGTCCACAGAAGCTCGCCATATCTTTTTTCTGATCAAACTCATGACACTTCATATTGAGCTGCGCACTTAAGCTGTTGCGATGCTGAAGTTCTCCGGTGAAGTAGTCATCCAGGACTTTATAGGCTGCATATTTAAATCCGGGGTTTAGCCATGCTGCATAATCATAAGCAACAAACTTCCCGCCATATGTTCCACCGTGTACACCGCGCTCAGTAAAAACCACAGATTCGTGTTTTTTCTCCAGCTACTTAATGCGCTGGGTGCGGATATATTCCTGCGCCCCTTCCAGTTGCTTCTGCATCGTCATCAACCGTTCTCTGAGGGTGAAATAATCCCGTTCAGCGGTGTCTGCCAGTCGGGGGCTGGTTGCATTATCCATGCTGGTGGGTCCGGTGGCTTCACGCACGGCTGCGGAGCAACTGGCATTGACCCGCAGGCGCTTACGACCAGCGGCAACATCAGCGCGCAGAGTTTCATTTTCAGTTTTCGCATCGGCTAACTCCTTCGTGTATTTTGCATCGATCGCAGCAACATCACGCTGACGCTGCTGCATGTCAGCGATGGTGGCGGTCGCCTGCTTCAGCTCACTGACTTTTTTATCACGCTGTTCTTTGTAGGCGATGGCGTTATCACGGTAATGATTGACCGCCCACGACAGGCAGACGATGATGCAGATAACCAGAGCGGAGATAATCGCGGTTACTCTGCTCATTGTTGCCCCCACAAACAGACTTCACGCTCAATCTCACGACGAGTCATCAGGCCTTTCCATTGCTTACCGCCAGCGTATGTCCAGCGACGTAGCTGGTCACATGCGCCTTTGATATCGCCCTGGTTTATTTTGCGAAGAAGCGTCGATGTTCTGAAATTGCCAGCACCCACGTTGTAGACGAACGAGTAAAGAGCGCCGCGCGTTGTTTCCGGTATATCGACTTTGATGTACGGGTTAATTTGTCTGGCAACCGTGGCAAGGTCTTTATTCAGGAGGGCTTTGCATTCTGCTTCGGTATACGTTTTACCTAGCATGATGTCTTTTCCGGTGTGTCCGTGACATACAGTCCATACACCAACGATATCTTTGTATGGTATGTAGCTGACACCTTCCAGGCCATCGTCACCACTCGGACCAGTGATGAGCACAGACGCTATGGCAACAGCCCCGCCACCAATAGCAGCAGCAACAGCCTTGCGTAATGATGGCGACATTATTCACCTCTCGCAGCCTTACGCTTATCTTCTTTAATCTTGAAATAAAGGTTTGTCAGATACGTCAGCAGGCCAAATACCAGACTACCCAGCACACCTATTGCCGCCCACTGTGAGGGCGTGACTTTATCGAGCAACTGTAAAAACCAGTACCCGGCACTACCTGCTGAGGTGCCATAGGCGACACCCGTTGTTAACTTATCCATGGATTTCATAACCCCACCTCGCAGATGCGGGTGCTGTGTAATGGAAATAAAAAGGCCACCTGACGTGGCCACCAGATTATTTCCCCACCAGCTCGTTTATCTCTTTCACTGTCTGGTTAAACCGCTCTGACTCAAGCTCAACACCTAAGGCCCGACGCCCCAGCGCCATTGCTGCTTTTATTGTGGAACCGGATCCCATAAAAAAATCAGCAACCAGATCACCAGGTCGACTACTGGCATTGATTATTTGCCGGAGCATATCCGCAGGTTTCTCACACGGATGTTTACCCGGGTAGAACTGAACGGGTTTATGCATCCAGACATCGGTATAAGGCACGGAGACTGATACGGAGAAATAGCGCCGGAGAGATTTAAACTCATCCAGCAATTCAGAATATTTGCGATTCAGTGAATCATAAGATGCCACCAGCTGGTGGTGTGGTTGTTCCAGTTGTTGTTCCTGAAACTTCTCTGCCGCTATACGGGAAAACAGTGCCTGTAACTTCCGATAGTCAGCCTCATTCGGCAACTGCCACTGACTGGCACCAAACCAGTGGGAAACCATATTTTTCTTACCTGTGGCTTCGGCAATTTGTTTTGCCGTTATACCCAGTTCGGCACGAGCATCCCTGAAATACGAAATCAGCGGTGCCATTATGTGCTGTTTGAGTTCCCTTTCTTTTGCCGCATAGCCGTCACTTTTGCCGCGATATGGCCCCTGGTAATGTTCAGCAAACAGAACACGCTCTGTGGCTGGAAAATATGCACGCAGACTTTCTTTATTACACCCATTCCAACGTCCGGACGGCTTCGCCCAGATGATATGGTTAAGCACGTTGAAACGTTCACGCATCATGATCTCAATATCAGATGCCAGGCGATGCCCACAGAACAGGTAAAGGCTTCCGGCAGGTTTCAACACCCGCCAGAACTGGGCCAGACAGTGGTCCAGCCACTTAAGGTAATCTTCGTCCCCTTTCCACTGATTGTCCCAGCCGTTGGGTTTCACCTTGAAGTACGGCGGATCGGTAACAATCAGGTCAATGGAATCATCAGGCAGGGACTGAATAAAATGCAGGCAATCAGCGTTGATTAAATCAACACTGTTTATTTTTACAGTATTTTTCATGGATCAGTAAGCGTAACTCTGGTAGGCTCACTCTGCTTTTGCGCTAAAGCAGTGGGCCGTGGTTCGCTTGTGACCAGTAAGCATGAGCGAATGGCTGGCAGGTGCTACCAACACCCACCAGCCGCCCATTTTCACAAATTAAAAGTCCTTCATAGCTGAAGGCGTCTGTAACAGCCGAACTGGTAATCTGCCAGCCCCGCCATAACCAACTGGGTCAGTATTAACTGACAGCGTTCGCGTGAAAGATATGTGTTTTGTGCAATCTCCCCGACTGTTGCCGGTTCGATGCTTAATTCATTAAAAACAACTTTCGCCGTTTCTGTCATATCTTGCTGTTTTAGCATGTCTTTTTTCCTTCTGGTTAACATGACATACCAATAACTCTTGTCTAAAAAGCCAGCAAGATAAAAAGTCAGTATTCACGACCACCAGCGTGTTTACCGTACTGCACCAGGTTTACAGGTACAAAAAAACCCGCTCGACGGCGGGTTTAAGTTGTGTGGCGAAGTAACCACTCTTGAGAGCATATCTGATTATTTACGATTGTAAATAATATATTCCCCCCAATAATTAGATTGAGAAAACATTACCATATTGATAATAAGGCAATTGACATAATTATAAAAATCATTCTTGGTTGATTTTAAAACAACAAATGCACGATATTTACCCAATCATTGATGAATACATCTCTAAATGTTATAAATTTATTGTTTTTCTAAAGATAACTCTCATTCATATCAGGAAAGATAAAAAATGTCAGACATAAAAAATATACTAAAATGCATGTACTTTGATAAAAATAGATACTCAAACTTTGGCTCCGTAATTAAAAGTCTAGAGATAAATGGATTTCGAGGAATAAAAAAACTAACATTAAATATAAATTTTCCGGTAACTGCAATATCAGGGCTAAACGGCGCTGGGAAAAGCACTCTTGGGCAGTTAGCAATATGCGCATATAAAAAACCAGTTACAGCCCGTGAATATAAGAGATTATATATTAAAGATTTTTTCCCTGTATCTAAAGCCGATCCAGCCCCTTTCGATAATGACGCCAGTGTCATTTATAAATATGAAACAAATGATTCAACGAAAACACAAGATGTGACTGTCACTCGCATAAAGTCTTCTTGGTCTGGATATAAAAGACAACCAGAAAGACACTGTTTTTACATTGGTTTTACTGTCTATATTCCAAAAGTAGAACGTAGAGATATAAGTGTTTATGGCGGTAAAGACTTTGATTTAACAGAGAGAAGAAGCGTCGACCATTCAGTAATATTGAAGATGGCAAAAATAATAGGTCATCCATATGATGATATCGCATTCCAAGGAATTTCTCATAGAGCACGTCGTTCAGAAATTGGTATTGTTGAAAGACTTGGGTATTCTTATTCTGAAAATAACATGGGGTTTGGCGAAGGAAGAGTTCTTTATACGGTTGATATGCTTGAAACAGCTCCAGAGCAAAGTCTTTTCGTACTAGAAGAACCAGAAACATCTCTTCATGAAAGCGCACAGTATGAATTTGCAAAATATTTAATGGAAGTATGTCAACGTAGAAAACATCAAATAATATTATCAACACACTCAAGTGTGATATTAAATGCTTTACCTCCTGATGCACGAAAATTACTTATTAGAGATCAGACTGGTGTCTATATCAAAGATGGAATTTCAACAACTCATGTGAGATCAATACTGTCTGATGGGCAGTTTAAAGGGCTGCATATTTGCGTAGAAGACCAGTTTGCAAAAGTTTTACTTAGTGAAGTAATTAGAGCAAAGCGGAGAGACATTCTTAAATCCATTCAAATCACTGATATTGGAGATAAAGATGCAGTCCGACAAGCAGTCGAGGTATTCAAGAAAGCAGGCCTTAATGTTATTGCCGTAAGAGATGCAGATGTTGGAGAAAACATTAAAGATGATTTATTTTCTTTCCCTGGCAATAGGCCACCAGAAGTAGAAGTATTTCAACATGAGGAAGTAAAAAAAATTCCTCTACAAGGAGTATCATATTGATTTTGATTGGTTAATAAAAAAGGAAGGGATTAGTGATCATCACAATTACACTCAAGCAATTGCTAAAGAAGCAGAATGTGAGGAGGAAGTAATTAGAACTTTAGCAATAAAAAAATATATTGAAATTATTGATGAGAAATTTGACCCACTTATTACAAATATAGTAAGCAAAATAAAATAACAAACCAGCAGGCGCTAATTACTAAAAACCTTGTACATTAGCGCCACCCTCAAATAAATCAGTGGTTATTAAATCCCCACAAAAACATTAATATAAAGCACAAACAGTCCACCCTCCTTAATTTCATGCTAACAATACAAATTAAAAATCCAGATACTCATAAAATATCTTTCTAGATATTTGAGTCCATTTCCAATTCTATTTCTAACATTATCAACATACCTTCAATGATGCCTTCTGCCTTTTGCAATAAGCGCCCAACCCAGCAATCAGAACGCCCATGTTTACGGGCAAGCGCCATAAACGTCATACCACCTACATAATAATCTACTAATAAATCGTGCAAATCGCTGTTGTTCTTTTTCAGACGGGCCATGCACCCGCAAATGATCATCGCGTCATCGTCACAACATTGCGGGCGGGATTTTACTTTTGAAGGAAGTAATCCCTTAAAACCGGCAGCAATGGACGACCAGGTCACATCCTCATGATTATTAGCCGCCCATGCCCCCCAACGTTCAAGAACCATTTGAATATCACGCATCAACTTCCTCCACAAAATCAGGCCAGCACGCCTATTGCCAGCGCACGATCGATAAAACGAAATATCAGCTCCAACTGGGAGCCATACTTCTCTTCAAATGCCACGGTATCCGCATGCAGCTCGTCGTGATGCTTTCTGCACAAAGGCAACACAAAGAGGTCATGCGCTTTTGTACCCATTCCCCTCTGACCGTGACCTATCAGGTGGTGGGGATCATCAGCAGGCTTTCCACAACATGCACACGGCTGTGTCTTAACCCAGCGCGTGTACTTTTCGTTAACCCAGCGGCGACGTTTTGGGCGTAACATAAAAGACTCCGGCGACTCCGGATCCACTTTCAGCGCCAGCACCTTTTTCACTTTATCCTGGATGATGCTGGTGGCAGGAACCGAAGGAACAAGGTCACTTTCCCGGGTGACAGACGGCACAACAGGCTTCGGTAATCTCAGTGCCTTACGGGCTGCACTTTCCGGCAAGGCACCCGCCAGGTCATTACGAACCAGCCACCAGCACAGTTCCGGCATTGTCACAACGTGACTGTCATCAAAACCGAGATCCCGACGCACAACAGACAACACCCAGCGGGCACAGTTATCCGTTGCCATTGATTCCAGCCGTTCCGTGAACTGATCGCGCAGCTGGTTATCGCAGTGCCAGCACAGACGGATTGCGCCCGGAGCGTGTCGCATTGTGGTCATGTTCTCGCTGTGCCAGTCGGAATGAGGCCACTGGCAGCCTTTTTCACGACGTAACCAGCTTTCAAGACATTCCACGCCACCAGCACGACGGATCACTGCCTCATTGCGGAACACGGCCCGAACGGCAGGATCATCCGCCAGCGGTTGTGATGCCGCCGGAACGGCACCACTGGCGAAAGATGAATAACGTTCCGGCTCAGGCTCCAGCAGAACACGCCCCTGCATAAACAGGGGCATCAGCTCTGAACCTGGCCTGAACAATACGATCCCCATACGCGGGGCAATTTCAGGGGTCAGTAGTGCTCTCACGGTCACCTCAATGAACGGTATCGAGCAGCTTTAACAGCTCAGGGAATCGGGATTCGAAGAAATGCGGCTGCGTCTCGCGCGGATTTGCAGGACTGGTGATGTTCTTGCCGAACATGCAGCCTTTCGCCGTCAGCGACCAGAATTTTTTGATGTTGTTAATCGCGGTACGGCTGTATCGTTCGCGTTGTTCAACGATCCCCAGCTTCACCATCTGGTGATATGCCTGATTAGCCGTCAGGCGGATACCATACTGCTTCAGCAGTGCACTCAGCGACAGCGTGGGGCGACTTGAGCCATCAGGCGCGTCAGCAGGAGCATCAATGGCATAGCGCGGTGCCAGATTCGGTAAGCCAACAGCCTCCTGAAGCTTCTGACAGGCTCCAAGCACTGATGAGTTAGACAGATTTAATTCCCGGCGCATAAAGTCCAGCAGGATCACGCCAGCCTGCATCTTGTCAGCAGCCTGTCCGGATAATTTTTCCGGTGCGCTGGTTACCATGTCGAAAGTACGGATCACCTTCAGATGGAATGACGGGCTGATCCACATTGCATAGGCATACACCAGTTCTTTGCAGACATACGTCCCCTGGTTATTTCCGCCATTAATGACGCTAACTGGTTGATTTTGTTCCAGAGGCGGAATTCCACCCTCGGTGAAAAGTTGTTCAATCAATTCACAGGTTTGCTTATTGGAGAGCCAGTATTTCGGGCGGTTTTTTTGTTCTCCCCCGGCTGCCCTGTGCAGATCGTTCAGGCTGTAACGCCCATAAGCATCACGACGAACTTCAATACCATCAATGACCATCAGATTATTCATACTTCGTTTCTCCTCTTGATCAGGCGGCTGCACCCGCCGGTTTCTCATACTTACTGATAGTGATCTCGACCTTCCCTTTCTGGATAACCGGTCCCCACTCCACCAGCATTCTTTTCACCTGGCTGTCGTCTTCCCACACCCCCGCGTGGGTCAGGGCGTCAAACAGCGCCTTGTTATAGTTGTCCAGATCGCGGATCCGGTTATCCGGAGGAAACAACACGATCTCCACTGAAGCAGGTGCCGACGTTGGTTTTGGCAGACGACGTAACTGCTCAACTATTGCTGCGCACGCCGCGCTCTGGAATTTGCGCCCCGCCGCGCTTATCAGGCTTTTACCAGCAAACGCCCCTTTATTAGGGTGTCGCCAGTACGTATTCACGCTGGGCGGGAAAGGTAGGATCAGTTTCATACTTTCAGGCCTCTCTCATGTAACCAGTGGGTGGCACGCAGCCTGGCGTTTTCCTCACCGGCAAGCAGTGAGCGGATAATCCCGACCGCCTCGCTGTCATCGTCCTTCACCGCGGTATGAAGCGTTATCCCCCGGGCCACGCCACGCTTTATCGTGATGACGCCTTTTTTCTCCAGTGCGCGAAGATGCTCCACCGCTGCATTCACTGAACGGTATCCCAGCATGGTTGCCACCTCCTGATTGGTTGGCGGGAAGCCACGTTCTTTCTGGTAAGAAATCAGCATATCCAGCACCTGCTGCTGGCATTGAGTTAACGTCGTCATGCCGCCATCTCCCTGACCAGTTTTTCCGCCTGCTGGCGAACCTGCACCAGAAAGGCTTCACCACATGCCTCAAGTTCATCGCGCCCGATGTAGCTGATTGCCGGTCCCTTCCAGGTCTTGTCGAAAACAGCAATAGCACCAGCGAAGAAAGCGCCTGTCGGCACCTGCTTCTCATCCTTCGGGATAAACCAGGCAGGCAGTTCAAAACCAATACGCCCGCGAATAAAAGCAATATGGTCCGCATCTTCCGGCCACCACACTTCGCTGGTGGCAGCTTTGATCAGGAAAACATAGCGCCCGCCCTTATCACGCATGGCACTGGCATGTTTCATGATGTAACGCATGCCGGTGATGTATTGCCCCTCATGCTGACTGGCGCGGCTGTATGGGGGATTACCAAAGGCAGCACCTTTAAGCTCCGCAAGACGTTCTGACCAGTCATGCGCCAGCGCGTTATCTTCCGCCGTGTAATACGCGGCACATTTGGCGTTATCACCGTCAGTAAACAGATCCAGAACAAACGGGCCAAACAGGGTGTTAATTCCCCAGAAAATGTTGTCCGGCGTGCGCCACTGATCGCCCACTTCCTTCAGTTCATGGGCTGGTTTGTTCCGCAGTTCCACCAGCGCCTGGCAATATTTATTACTCATTAAGCCCCCACGTAATTCCCTGACAGATACCACTCTTCACCCGATGCAGCGCGCTTGCTGCTTTTCCGTAAGCACCGCTCACGACGCGCCAGAAAATTGTTTCGTTCTGGCTGGGAGTGGCTTTCACGGAATGCCGCCATCCACACGGTTGCAGCACGACGGTATAAGCCCCTGGACTCCAGTTCTTCAGCCTGGCGGATCAGGCACAAAATCACCCGTGGATCGTTAGTGCCGACATAGAAATTGCGCACAGGTCTGGTTTCTCGAACTGGTTGTGGTTCCGGTTCCTGCGCTCTCTCAGTCAGGCGCGGGAAATGTCTGCGTGTATCTCCTTCACAACGGTGAGCCACACGCCCACTCTGACGTAACTTGCTTGCTGACTGCAGAACGCGCTGCCGTGAGTAACCTGCAAAAGCATCCGCAATGTCTCCGGAAGTACACCCCGGATGGGCTTCAATGAATTTCTGAACTTCATTCAAAAGACTCATGATCACCCCCTGAATCCTGCCGGGATCTGGCTGTAGTCCACGTTGTCGTAACTGGCTTTGAAGTACGGGTCCTCACGTCTGGCTGCAGATACCGCAGGAACTTCCCAGGATTCTTCGAAATGACGATCCGGACCAAAGAACGTGACAGCCTGTTTCACAAATTGTGTGCCGCTGTTACCCATCGCAGATACCCAGCCCGCGTAGCGTTTCACACCTTCCAGCATGGTTTCGGGGTTTACCCCCTCATTCAAACGGGCTTTCCAGGCTTTGAAGGCTGCAGATTTTGAATTACCACCAGCACGTTTGGGATATGCCAGCCATGCCTGCTCAAACTCCGGAGAGTATTCCGGTCGGTTTGAACGAACTCGCACGGACTCATCAACTGATGCACCAACAGCTATTGGTTCATTGACTGGTTCTTTGACTGGTTCAAAAGAGTGACTGGTTCTGGGTGAATCTCCTGCACTACCCCCTGGTGCAACTCCTGCACTACCTGGTGAATTTGCTGCACCAGATAGTGAATTATTTGCACTACCCCCTAGTGAATCTCCTGCACCATCCAGATGAAGGAGATAGATATTACTTGAGTTACCTTTTTCACCTTTCCGGGTGACTTTTTTTACCAGCCCGGACTCACAAAGGGCCGCAATATGATTCATCACAGAACGTTTGCTAATCTCGCACTGGTCAGCAATATGCTGGTAGCTGGGCCAGCACTCACCCTGATCGCTGGCATTATCAGCCAGCTTGATCAGAACCAGTTTTCGCAATGGATTACCCACTCGAATTTTCATCGCTTTAACCATCAGCTCCATACTCATGCTGCACCTCCGAGATGCTTCATGTTTTTTCCGGAGCGAAAGGCTATAAGCGGCATACTGACGCGGTAATTACGGCCCAGCGGTTCACAAATCACCTTCTGGCATTCACGGTCAACCAGGCTAACACGTAGAACATGCCCTGCAGGTGTGGTGTACCACTGCCCAACTGTAGGAATTGATATTTTTTTACGCTGAAGTAAACGGTGAATATTGAGGATCAACGGATTAAGCATGACGATGCCCTCCGCTGATATTCAGGAGACGGTGAATATGAAGATTAGCCTTATCCGCCAAACGAATACGTTCAGCCTGCAAGTTAAGAAGGGTTTCTACCAGAAGTTGATGCGCCTGCGGATCTGAAAGAGTTACCTTGCGCAGAGCACGTAGTGCTGTTGTTACATAACTGAGTTTATGTAAGTCTTCATCATTCAGACGAGTGAGGGCTGGGACAGTAGCCATGATGGCAGCCTCCTTGATCGGTGAAATACTTCCACCACCGGAAACGCCAATTTCGCTGGTGGTGAACTGAACGGGGTTGGCGTAACCGGTGAACAAGGAAACCGGCGCATCTTTCGATGCCCCCGCCCAGCCCACCATAACTTTGATGTGAGCAAATGCGGACGATAAAAAAGACGCTGGCGCGTCATATATCGCCTTGATCAATTCCAGGACGCCAATCCCGACACCCGCTTTATAAGGTGCCTGAACAGTGTAACGTCCCGGAATGGCAGAATCAATGTGCTGGTGGTCCTTCACACTCAATAAAATCACGCCTGAATTTCCACAAAGGACTAAAGCACTCATGCGGGTAGTCTTTGCGAAGATAGATAACGCGCTGCGTTTCTGGCTCCCAACGAATAACATGGACATAAAGCCCTCTTCCGTCACGAAACCAGCGGTTAAGTTCCTGCACAACTCGCCCCCCACAGTCAGGTAAAGTTCTCTGTGGTTACTTACAGCCAGGTGATTTGGTAATCTGCATTCATGCCGTAACAACAGGTGTTCAGCGACGCTGACCACCAGCTGTTGCGACAAACGGTTATTTGCCGTTAAACTGTTCATGCGTTAGTTTCTCCACAGACACAAAACGCCACGACGCCCGGAGCTGCACACTCGCGGGCGTCACTCTTTTCTGGAGCGCAAAAGATTTTGTAGACCAGTGCTGCATGCTCCTGGAGCTTCGAAATTGACAGATACAACTCATCATTAATTGCTGTCTGCTCGTGTGGCTCCACGACCCCATCTTCGATTGCCGAACGAATCTGCTTTGAGTAATTCCCGATCTGTTCGATGACTTCCAGCAGGCGCTGGTTTATATCGGCGTTCTCTACTTCCTCAATTTCAGGAAGCGATACAAACACCCCACCAGCAGACTGTGCGACAGCATCCGCAATGTAGTGAGTGCCAGCCGCGCGCTGTAAAACCATTGCCCATCCCAGCGGGAAAATCTGATCGCCATCGGCACGAAGGCGGTTGAATAAAGCGTTCTCTGTTACATCCAGCCACTCAGCAGCTTCAGCGTACCCCCCCGGCAACGCCGCGATAGTTTTTCTGACAGCTTTCACGTACCACTCAGGCTGTTTTTCTACTTTCCAGTGATGCTTACCCACGGTTAGCCTCATCGTTCTGTGGTTAAAAATTGAAGGTGTTCTGTTAATCTTTCGGATAGATATCCGGTCTTAAGTCAGATTTCGTAATTGCACCTGACGTGCATTGCTCAAGTTTTTTAGCCAGCACAAAACTGGCTTTTTTATAACCATTGAAAACCAGCCGTAAGTAGCCTGGTGTTGAGCCAACTTTTCCGGCCAACTCGCCCTGCTGTTCTTTGGTTAAAGAGTCCCAATACGCTTTCATACAATATGTACCTCCGGTATACATATTACATGATTGAAATGAACCTTCAAGATACTTGTACCTTATCGGTACAAAGGTTTTAATTTCGTTATGAAAACAATCCATGACATCCGGCGGTCTAACGCCAGAAAACTGAGAGATGGTGTTGGCGGGAATTCTTCCTTTGCCACCATGATTGATCGCGAGCCAACCCAAACCAGCAGGTTTATGGGGGATGGCGCTACTAAAAATATCGGTGACAGCATGGCACGGCACATCGAAAAATGTTTCGACCTGCCTGTCGGATGGCTTGATCAAGAACACCAGACAACGAACATCACAAAAAAACCTGATGTTTCAATTACTAACAAACAAATAACGTTAGTCCCTGTCATATCATGGGTACAGGCCGGAGCATGGAAAGAAGTTGGCTATTCTGAGGTTGATTTGAGCACAGCAGAAACTTATCCCTGCCCTGTACCCTGTGGCGAAATGACTTATATCTTGCGGGTGATTGGTGATTCAATGATTGATGAGTACCGCCCGGGAGACATGATTTTTGTAGATCCTGAAGTCCCTGCCTGCCACGGTGACGACGTTATTGCATTGATGCACGATTCAGGCGAAACCACCTTCAAGCGGTTGATAGAAGATGGAACACAGCGTTATCTCAAAGCATTAAACCCAAACTGGCCTGAGCCTTACATTAAGATTAACGGTAATTGCTCTATAATTGGTACAGTGATTTTCTCGGGAAAACCAAGAAGATACAAAATAAAGGCCTAATCAATATTTATAACCTGCTTCGGCAGGTTTTTTTATACTTGACAATGTACCCATGAGATACATAATGTATCTAAAAGAAACATAACACAGGCAAGATTAAAACAAAATTTGGTTGTAACACGGCGTATGGCACATGCGTCGTTAGCGGTCTGGTGACGTTAAAGGGGACAATCCACTCCTTGCTCGAGCAGACAAACCAGGTAGCCGGAATGTGCAAGTCAATGATGATGCTGATAAGACGCCTAACCAGCGTGGCGATTCGGTTTGACGCCTGGGAAGAGACCAGGGTGCAACGATGAGGGCATTTATGGAACCGCGACAAAGTGTGGTGCCGTAACTGGCTAAGTGCTCTCAGCGTTGTGGTAATCCGCGAAATGGCGCGGCGGTAAGTATGGCGGGGTTATTCCTTCCCCGTTGAGGACACCGGATTGTCAGGTTGACCATACGCCTGAGTGACAACCCCACCACAACAGCCACTGCTTTGGCGGTACCAGTTTGTACACTTGCTTCCGGCTGGTACCGCTCTTTTTACAAAACAGAGAAGAGCATCACCGGACGACGGGCTCATAACCCAATCCATCCGGGCGGCAGTCACCGCAGGTGTTCTTCTCTGTTTTGTGGAGAAACCAACCGACCTTGCAGGGTCGATATGATGAGGAGCAGCAAAATGGCTAGCGAACGCAGTACTGATGTGCAGGCATTTATCGGGGAGCTGGACGGCGGCGTATTTGAAACCAAAATCGGCGCTGTTCTCAGTGAAGTCGCTTCCGGTGTGATGAACACGAAAACCAAAGGTAAGGTCTCGCTCAACCTGGAAATCGAACCGTTTGATGAGAACCGTGTGAAAATCAAACACAAACTCTCATATGTTCGCCCGACTAACCGCGGGAAAATTTCCGAAGAAGACACCACCGAAACGCCGATGTATGTCAATCGCGGTGGTCGCCTGACTATTCTGCAGGAAGACCAGGGACAATTACTGACTCTTGCCGGTGAACCTGACGGAAAACTTCGCGCAGCAGGTCATTAATATCGTTCTTAATTAACTGATTATTTATCTCATCACTGAATATCTTTATATAGTGAGGACTTATTATGTCTCAGAACTTAGACGCAACCGCAATTAATCAAATCCATGCCCTTATTTCTGCTCAGGGTGTTAATGAAATTATCAGTAAGATTGGTGCCGATGCTGTGGCATTGCCTGAGAATTTCCGCATTCATGATCTGGAAAAATTTAATTTAAATCGTTTCCGTTTCCGTGGTGCACTTTCCACTGCCAGCATCGATGACTTTACCCGTTATTCTAAAGATCTTGCAGATGAAGGCACCCGCTGCTTTATCGATGCCGATAATATGCGAGCCGTCAGTGTGCTTAACCTGGGTACTATTGATGAACCAGGTCACGCAGATAACACCGCCACTCTCAAACTGAAAAAGACAGCACCGTTCTCTGCTCTGTTGTCTGTTAATGGCGAGCGTAACTCCCAGAAGTCACTGGCAGAATGGATTGAAGACTGGGCCGACTACCTTGTGGGCTTTGATGCTAATGGTGACGCCATTCAGGCAACAAAAGCGGCTGCGGCGATCCGTAAAATCACAATTGAAGCGAACCAGACCGCTGATTTTGAAGACAATGACTTCAGCGGCAAACGCTCCCTGATGGAGTCTGTCGAAGCGAAGACCAAAGACATTATGCCAGTGGCATTTGAATTTAAATGCGTTCCGTTTGAAGGTCTGAAAGAACGTCCGTTTAAATTACGCCTCAGCATTATCACTGGCGATCGTCCTGTACTGGTTCTGCGCATTATTCAGCTGGAAGCGGTGCAGGAAGAAATGGCTAACGAATTTCGTGATCTGCTTGTTGAGAAATTCAAAGACAGCAAAGTAGAAACCTTTATTGGTACTTTCACCGCCTGATTTCATTACTGCAAATGCCCCTGCGGGGGCATTTATGGAAACGTAATTAACTCAATAATCGCCGGATGGTGAGGGATTTTTTTTACCAGAATTCAGCGCGGTGCAGCGCATATACGTGGAGAACAAAATGTCATTTATTAAAACTTTTTCCGGGAAGCATTTTTATTATGACAGGATAAATAAAGACGACATCGATATTAACGATATCGCGGTTTCCCTTTCAAATATCTGTCGCTTTGCCGGTCATCTTTCGCACTTCTACAGCGTCGCCCAACATGCGGTTCTTTGCAGCCAGCTGGTGCCGCAGGAATTTGCTTTTGAAGCGTTAATGCATGATGCAACAGAAGCGTATTGCCAGGACATTCCCGCACCACTGAAACGCCTTCTTCCTGACTATAAACGGATGGAAGAAAAAATAGACGCCGTAATCCGTGAGAAATACGGGTTACCACCGGTTATGAGTACGCCCGTGAAATATGCCGATCTCATCATGCTGGCAACCGAACGCCGCGATCTCGGGCTTGATGATGGCTCTTTCTGGCCTGTACTGGAAGGTATCCCGGCAACAGAGATGTTCAACGTGATTCCACTGGCTCCAGGCCATGCCTACGGGATGTTTATGGAACGCTTTAACGAATTATCGGAGTTACGCAAATGCGCATGAATGTTTTCGAAATGGAAGGATTTCTTCGCGGGAAATGTGTACCGCGAGATCTGAAAGTGAATGAAACGGATGCTGAATACCTGGTGCGTAAATTTAATGCGCTTGAAGCTAAATGTGCAGCACTGGAAAACAAAGTAATACCAGTGTCAGCTGAACTGCCGCCAGCGAATGAAAGTGTTCTGTTATTTGATGCTAATGGAGAAGGCTGGCTGATTGGCTGGCGTTCTCTCTGGTATACATGGGGGCAAAAAGAAACCGGAGAATGGCAGTGGACATTTCAGGTCGGGGACCTTGAAAACGTCAACATCACTCACTGGGCAGTAATGCCAAAAGCACCGGAGGCTGGAGCATAATGACCACATTTACCGATAAAGAACTGATTAAAGAAATCAAAGAACGAATCAGCAGCATGGACGTGCGAGACAATGTTGAGCGCCGTGCTTATGAAATTGCTCTGGCATCGCTGGAAGAGGATCCGGTGGCATGGCTGCATTCAGACAATGGCTTAGGTATTCCGGCAATAACCAGGAGTAAAAACATTGCTGACAGTTGGTTATCAAAGGGCTGGTATGTTCAGCCGCTATATATAGCCAAGCCAGTGCCGGTGGTGCCAGATGCTCGTCCGTCTTTAAATAATGGCATAGTCGGTTTTGATGAAGGCTGGAACGCCTGCCGCGCTGCCATGCTCTATGGTGCCGTACCTGCAAGCCAGGCTTACAAGTTGCCACAAACGCAGTTTAAACAGGTTGCTGACCTCTACGAAATGCAATTTGATGACGGTCGCACTTGTGCCTTTCACACTGATGCGCAAAAGGCTGTGCAATGGCTTCAGGCGTGCGACGGAAACAGGGTTCAGGAATACGTTAAGCTGGAACGATTGCAGAACGCACTGTCTGGCAACTCTCCGGTAACTCCGGATGGTTGGGTTATGGTGCCGAAGAGACTAACAGCCGAGAACGGCGCTAAGGGGGCGCTATCCGGTGAATTTTCAGAAACTACGTTTATAAGCTGCCTGGAATGCTTTGGCGATGATGATTGCGATACCTGTGACGGGAGCGGACGTATTGAAATTAAAGTGCCAGTCACGTGGTCGACCATAAAATCTATCTGGGATAAAGGTATCGAGTATTTTGCAGCAAAACCATCACAAGAGGTGAAGTGATGAACAACTTAATGATCGACCTTGAGACGATGGGGAAAAATAAGGATGCACCGATCGTTTCCATTGGCGCGGTGTTCTTCACTCCAGAAACCGGAGACATCGGACAAGAATTCTATACGGTTGTTAGCCTGGACAGTGCTATGAAGCAAGGAGCTACACCTGACGGCGATACCATCCTGTGGTGGTTGAAACAGAGCTCTGAAGCACGAGCTGCAATCTGTATTGATGATACTTTGTCGATCAGCGATGCACTCTCTGAACTGAGCCATTTCATTAATCAGCATGCAGACAATACAAAATATTTAAAAGTCTGGGGTAACGGGGCCACCTTCGACAACGTAATTTTACGTGGAGCTTACGAGCGAGCAGGACAAATCTGCCCGTGGGCGTACTGGAATGACCACGATGTACGCACGATCGTTACGCTTGGGCGTTCCATCGGATTCGACCCAAAAATGGACATGCCTTTCGATGGCGAACGGCACAACGCCCTGGCTGATGCCCGTCATCAGGCAAAATATGTTTCCGCTATCTGGCAGAAACTAATTCCTGCCACCAGCACAGAATTATGATTTTCCCGGGTGCAGCCGGTTTTGATGGAGAAAATTATGAACACCTTGTTTTTACTGATGGCTGAATTCAATACCCCAAACATTGAGCTGTCAGCTGTATGCCAAAAGTATTTCGGTATGAGCCCTAACACAGCAGAAGCGAAAGCAAATGCATGCCAATTGCCGATCCCGACTTATCGTGTTGGTACATCACAGAAAGCAAAGCGCTGCATCAACATTCAGGATCTTGCTGAATATATAGATAAACGGCGTGAAGAAGGCAGAATTGAATGGGAGAGGGTAAGAACAAATAGGAAAATAAATAACTAATCTCACAAAAAACCCGCTTCGGCGGGTTAGTTTTCATCTTTATAATTCTGGGCAATTCGCGCCAGATAGCTCATCACATCATGTTTTCTTGCTTTTTCATGTGCATCGGGATACATAATAGCAATGAGTGAATATTTATTCTCATAAAGCTCACCTTGGACATACACAAGACAAGCATCATTATCAGGATCACCTTTCTTGCAGACCCTATCCGGTTGTGGAAGTTTCTCGGGAAACTTGTTTGGCGGTAGACAAAGATGGATATGCATCAACCCAGCCCGAAAAGCACCATAGGGCTGAGTATACGCAACGTCCCTACCGAAATAATGCGGAAGCTCACCGGTTGCTTTGTATCTCTTGAAATCATCAATGATAGAAGACTCTAGCTCCGGGAATTTGAGAAAAACTTCATCAAAAAATTCAGCTCTAGTTTCTGGATTAATAGAGACTTCTAGATGCATGGTCGTCCGCTATCGGTTAGTGAAATTGCATCGATTTTAGCTTATTTGATGTGTGACTAGCTAGTGCTGCAATTCCAGCAAGATCCGCGCGCCCGCTAAACGTAACAGTTTCTTTAAATATGCTCTTTATGTAATTGTTAAGGCGAGTGACAGATGAGCGAGCTTTAGCAATATGACGCCAGTAAACCTTCAGTTCTGACCTGATAAATTCAGGCAGAGGCGATTCAATTGTACGCTTCACTTCTTCTTCAAAAGCACGCAGGAACATTTCGCATGCCTCTGTCGTATCTGTCCCGTTTTTGGAAACAAACTCGCGAGCATCTTGGCTATTAAGATCAATCAAACAGATATAGTAGTCATCTGCTGCAATTGTTAACTTTTGCAAGATCTCCTTACCCTCTTCCATTCTGCGTGAGAATTCCTCAACAGAAGGAGAGTACTCAAAAGGTTTAGCAATCACAGGGGCTGGCTGGATGATGAACTCCTGCGCCATAGCAGCAGGACAAGCCAGAGGCCCGCACAATGCAGCAAAAGTAATGGCGTTAAACGGATTCAT